GATGTTTTTGCAAGACAAGTAATAAATTTAGAACGAGATGAATATATTCACTATGGTGTATTAGATGTTAGTACATGGGCAAAGAGAGGTGATGTAGGTCCAAGTATTGCAGAAACAATGATACAGAATGGATGTAGATGGAGGCCATCAGATAGATCACCTAAAAGTAGAATTAATGGTAAGTTAGAAGTTCATAAAAGATTAAAAATAAATGACAAAGAACCAGGTATAAGAATATTTTCTAGTTGTAAAAATTTAATTAGAACATTAGCAACATTACCAACAGACGATAAAAACCCTGAAGATGTAGATACTAATGCAGAAGACCATGCATATGATGCACTAAGATACGGATGTATGAGTAGACCAACACATCCCAAATTTGCAAATAGATTTAACTCATCACTATATAATACATTTGAAGTATCAGATAACAAGTTTGGATATTAATGCCACTAAATAAAAAAGGTAAAAAAATTAAAAAATCTATGGTAAAACAATACGGCAAGAAAAAAGGTGAAGCCGTATTTTATGCTATGGAAAATTCTGGAAAATTAAAGGGTGTCAAAAAAAATAAAAATACCAGAAACAAATAAAAAAAATTTTCCCTATACTTTAAATTTAGTATGGTGGGAAGATATCGTCAGTGAGTCAAATTGGGCTGACATAGTAGATATCAAAAAAGCAAAAACAGCTGTGTGTTGTAGTGTTGGATGGTTAGTTAAACATGATTCTAGTTCTACAGTTTTAATGGCTGATTATTCTTTTGAAGATAATAAAGAAATAAAACAAGGTGGTAATTATACTACTATCCCAACAAAAAATATATTAAAAATTAAAAGAATAAAAATATAAACAGGAGAATAATATGAACACATTCGACCCAAAAGCTAAAGTTAAGCAAGGTCAATTTAGTGATGCACCTGATGGTAAACAGCCAAATAGGGAACATACTAATATTGATTTTTCTAAACATGCGCCTAAGAAGTATGAACCATTTGAGTATGATGTAAGTCAACCAAGTGAGCCAGGTTCTAAGCATGTAGATGATGCTGTATTTAGAATGGCTGATGAAAAGGATTATTAATGGAAGAAAATAATTTAGGTCCAAATAGTAATTTTATACCTAAAATTTTTGCAGGTGCTGATACTAAAAATAAAATAACACCTAAAGAAATTAAAGATAAAGATTTACGAGAAGCTGCTCAAAAAAGAGATATAGCAAAAGTAAATAATAAAATTACAAAAAAACAGCCTAATCGTAATATGAGTTACGGATTAAATCCAGAAATGAATACTATATTTCAAAAAGGCAAAGATAAAGTTTATGGAACAATAGACTTACTTAAGACAAAAATAGATTAAGGAGGACAACAACTATGATGAAAAGATACATGCAAGGAGAACTAGCACCTGATGCACCTAAAAAACCAAATGAGCCAATGGCTATAGATCCTAATTCAAAAGTGAATCAAGGAGATATGAGTGGTGATGGTAATGATAAAAAAGGTAAATCAAAGTCAAAAGTAGATCCAGCAATCTTTAGAATGGCTGAAGAAAGAGATTACTAATTTAAATGTACGAAGAAGAAAATAAAGTAGCTGATGAAGTCAGTGAATCATCTCCTATTGTCGGACATATAAGAGAGAAGTTTTATCAATCTGAAAACTCTAGATTATATGATGAGAAGAGATGGTTAAAGGCTTACAGAAATTATAGAGGACTATATGGTCCTGAAATGGTTTTTCGTTCAAACGAAAAGTCAAGAGTATTTGTTAAAATAACAAAAACTAAAGTATTAGCTGCTTTTGGTCAGTTGATAGAAGTACTATTCTCTAGTGGTAAGTTTCCATTAGGTATTAATCCTACACAGGTTCCAGAAGAGATACCTGAGTATGCACATTTAAAACCTAAAAAACCAGAACCACAACAAGAACAGATACAAGATCCATATGGATTTAAAGGTGATGGTAGAGAGATCCCACCTGGTGCTACAGCTGATATGCTAATGAAAAATTTAGCACAAGAATTTGAAAATGTTGGTTTTGATGAGGGTCCTGCTAATCAAGGTGAACCACAGATACAGCCAGCAGATATAGCTGCAAAACATTTAGAAAAATTATTACATGATCAATTAGAAGAGTCTAGTGCTATGACAGTTTTAAGACATGTATTTTTTGAAATGTGTTTATTAGGAACTGGTATATTAAAAGGTCCATTTAGTTTTGATCATACATATCATGCGTTTGATACAGGTGAAGATCAAAATGGTAATATGATAAATGTACATGTTAAAAAAATTAAAACAGTTCCAAAAGTAGAAGCAGTATCGTGCTGGGATTTTTATGCAGATCCAAATGCAACTAGTATAAATGATTGTGATTATGTAATTCAAAGACATTCATTAAATAGACAACAGTTTTCTGATTTAAGAAAAATGCCATACTTTAGTGAAGAAGCAATTGATATGTGTTTAGAAGAAGGACCTAATTATCAAGTTAGAGGTTATGAATCTTCATTATACAATAGAGAAACTGTAGAAACTATTTATAAAAATAGATTTGAAGTATTAGAATATTGGGGTGTTGTATCAAAAGATATGGCACAAGAATGTGGTATAGAAAGTGATAAAAGTGTAATTAGTGTTAATGCATGGATATGTGGTGGTAAAGTATTAAGAATGGTAGAGAATCCATTTGAACCTACTAGATTACCTTTTATGGTTTGCCCATATGAATTAAATCCATATCAATTTTTTGGAATTGGTGTTCCAGAAAATATGGAAGACTCACAACAAATTATGAATGGTCATGCAAGAATGGCTATTGATAATTTGGCATTGTCAGGTAATTTAGTATTTGATGTTGATGAAACTCAATTAGTGCCTGGACAAGATATGAAAATTTTTCCTGGTAAAATATTTAGAAGACAAAGTGGACAACCAGGAACATCTATTAATGCAATTAAATTTCCAAACAATACTCAAGAAAATATGATGATGTTTGATAGATTTAGACAGTTAGCAGATGAGGCAACTGGTATACCATCATATTCACATGGTACAACAGGTGTTCAATCTACTACTAGAACTGCAGCAGGTATGTCAATGTTGATGGGTGCTGCAGCATTAAGTATTAAAACTGTAATTAAAAATGTAGATGATTATTTATTAAAACCTCTAGGTGAAAACTTGTTTCATTGGAATATGCAATTTAATGCAGACATTCCAATTATCAAAGGTGAT